TATATCTATGTATATTGGACACCAGCTACCCCAACAACTCTTGTAGTGTCAAATACATTCCCAACTCTTGGTGTAAATGATTGTCTTATTTTCTTAAATAAAAGTGGAACAGCCGTTGTAGTACCTTCTGCCACAGTTCTAAATGGTGACCTAATAGTTCCAGGTAGTATTGTAGCTAATGCTATTGCTGCCAATACTATTACGGGAGATAAACTATTAGCAGGTACTATAACTGCAACTCAAATAGCAGCAGATGCAATAACTGCAAATCAAATAGCTACAGGGGCAGTAACCGCCGATTCATTAGCCGCGAATGCTATAGGTGCAGGAGCCATAGCAGCAGATGCTATAACATCAGACAAAATAGTAGCGGGCGCCATAACTACAGCCAAGATAGCAGCAAATGCAATAACCTCTAACGAAATCGAAGCAGGTACTATACAGGCCAGTGATATAAAATCATCAACTATAACAGCTACTCAGATAGCAGCAGGCACGATAACAGCAGCAAAAATAGCAACTGGAACCATAACAACCACTCAGTTGGCATCCACAGTTGGTGCTGGATTGGATATATCAAGTAATACTAATATTACATCAAGGGCTACTAAGACCGAAATGGCTAAGTACGTAGGGTCCAGAGGCGAAAATCTAGTAACAAATGGCACCGGATTGCTTGGAACAAATCAAAATTTTAGTTCATTTCTATTTAGTGGACTAGACGCCTATGGAGCAAGCGGATCATTTAAGAGTGGGGATTATCAAGCTGGATATAGTATTGATGAATTGATCCCAGTAAACCCAGATAAAAATTATAGATTTGGTTTCTATGGAAAGACAAACCCCTATGTTGGGGCGCACTACTATGGAACTGTATCTTGTTTTGATGCTGATGGTAATGGAATATCTCCCGACCATACTATGCATATAGGGTCTCTTGCCACATTGACACAAGATTTAAAAGCAGGAGATACGGTCATGAAATTATCTACAACTGCGGGTTGGAACAATGCAGGAAATGGATATCAACGAGGGTTAATAGCATGGAATTATGTAAATAGTTTCGGTTATCTATATCCACCAGAAACATATAGTAGAAATACTTATGGTGACTATACATTAGGACTTTGGTCTGCAGGAGGTATAGTTGATGGTACTACCATTAATTTAAGGGTCCCTTGGTCTGGAGCTACAATACCTTCAGGTACATCTGTAAGTAATAAAAGTTCAGGAGGAACCTACAAATATCCAACTAATTGTAGTGGAATTGCAATCCCAAATGTATGGACTCCATATACAGGAGTTATAGGAACAACAGATTTAAGTGGAACAAGTTATGGTAATAAGTTTCATCCAGGTACGGCTGCTATAAAAATAGGTTGGTTAATAAATCGAGATATTGCTGGGTCTACAGTATGGTTATCTAATATAAGTTTCAATATTGACTTAGCTATACAAGCTGATTTAGATGCTGCTGTAACTAGAATATCTACGGCTGAAACAAAAATAACACCAGCAGCAATAGTATCCACAGTTAGAACATCAACAGAATATGTTAATGACCTGGGCGAGAAACAGACAGTTGCTCAAGTTAAGTCGACAATAGAACAGACACCGGCAAGTGTATTGATAGGATTCAATGCTATAAATCCAAATGTCCAAAATTCCGCGGCGGGTGAATTCATAGTATCAAATGCCAAATTCCGTATGAAAAATGCAGCAGCAAAGGATGTATTTTATGTGGAGACTGGTGGTCTAACTGCTAATGATGCAGGATATGTAGCATATGACCCAGATGGTAAAACCAATGGTGGTACTCAGTTCCTTGGACATGAGATATTTAACATACCTGGCCAACCAGGCTCAGGACATGAATATGAACCTTTGTTCCTTGAATCTGATGGTAATGTCTATGTGAAGACTGCTACTATCGGTGGACATGGTGGACAATATGCTGATTTATATGCTAGGGATTTGAAACTTCAAGGCGTCTCGGGTTCATATGGAGGAGTATATTGTGCTGGAATATTAGTTGCTGATAAATCAGGAGCCGATATAATAGCACAGGGTTGGTCGGTTAATGGTAATACAGTGCTAGGATATAAGAAGTATAGAAGTGGTCTTATAGAACAGTTCGGACGAAAGAGTGTTAGTGCTGCTGGCGGTACTGTTGATTTCCCAATAGTTTTTCCAACAGAGTGTATTGCTGTAATACCTGGAATAGACCCATCGGGGATGTATGCAACAAGTGCTAGATGTGATGTTAGACGAACAAATAGTTTTGATTGGTCTTCTTGGCAGGGTGGTACATCTATGTCAACTGGTTATATAACATTCTTCGCAACTGGTAATTAAGGAGGAAAATATGAAGGTCTTCATGGATTATGACCATACAACAGGAATAAGAACTGGATTTTACACAATAGATAATGAAGAGGATACAGCACCAGATACCGCCATATTAATTAGCGAAGAAGTATGGGGTTTGATACTATCTAGTAATAATGACTGTAAAGTTAGACTTGGTTTAAAAGGAGATACACTTAAAATGGGATTTTCTGATCTTATAATTGAGACGGAGATCCCACCACCTCCTAAATCAGAGGCTGAGTTATTCAAGGAGAGTATTGCTGGTAAAACATTTAATTCATTAACTGATACTGAGATGTCAAAAATGATAAGGCTTATGGCTGAATCATTCGGATTAATGTGACTGGCCCAGAAAAGAAGGACCGGTCCGTAAGGAGGACGGGTAATGACAGATACACAGGTAGCAGAATATGTCAAATGTAGTAATGATATATGGTCTATGGAGGCTTATATCATGCATAATGAGGCAATGAGAGCGGCTGCTCGGAGGTTTAATGACGAAAGGGATCGTAGATATGCTGAGGTAAATGTCGAAAAGGAGAAGGCTTTGAAGATAAAAGAAACAGCCGATTTGGCAGCATTAAGCCTGGCCCGAGAAAGTCAGGTATATAAGGATCAGCAAGCAGATGTCATGCGAGAAAAGAATTTAGCAGCCAGTGGAATATATGCAACTAATGCGGACCTGGCAGGGGTGGTTGAGAAAATGGAGAAAACACTCAAACCCATTATTGAGTTTGTCAATACCCAGCAAGGAGCTACAAAAGGTAATGAAATTACTTGGGGCAAAATATTCGCATCTATAGGCGCATTAGGTGTAATTATAGGTATCATATTTAATTATTTATAAAAGGAGGAACAATATGTTTGAAATTATCGACATTAACGAGCTACTTAGAAGGTTAGCACAATACAATTATAAAGAAGGTCAGTTTCATCATACATGGTCGCCTAACAAGACAGCTTATGACGGTTCAGATGCAAGTGCACAGAGACTACAGCAGGGAATGAAAACATATCATATGAATACTATGCATTGGAGTGATATCGGTCAGCATGTAACACTGTTGACGGACGGAAGATTTATAACGGGAAGACCGTTTGGTCAAACGCCAGCTAGCATACTCGGATATAACACAGGTGCATTCGCTTGTGAGACATTAGGCAATTTTGATGCTGGGTTTGAAGTACTTACAGGACCGCAGAAAGATAGTGCATTAAGACTAGCCAAATACTTCGATGATAAGGGTCTATATTTCAGATTCCATCGAGAAAATGCCGCAAAAACATGCCCAGGTTCAGGAATTGATAAGGGCGTATTTATGGCACAGGCAAGAGGTCAGGTTATGGCACCTTCGCCAGTATCAGTACATCCAGGAAATGAATTGGTAAGACAGTTACAGGAACTGGAATATGAAGCAGGTCTTAAAGGTAGTAATGGTAGTGTAATACATGTTGATGGCGTATGGGGCACTCAGACACAGTGGGCAGCACCTACACTCAAACTTGGTATTACAAAGACCAGACCCGATGCCATATGGATAGTTAAATTCCTTCAGAAGAGATTGTTGGCAATTGGATATCCACTTCCTAAATATGGTGCTGATGGAGACTATGGTGCTGAAACTGTAGAATGCATTAAATCATACCAGAGGGATCATTTCCTTGTTCCTGATGGAGTCGTTGGTTCAATTACTTGGACTAGATTGTTAGGGGTGTAATATGGAAAAAGGAAAATTCTTACAAGTTAATGAAGCAGAAATTGGAGATGACGTTCAAGTACCAGGAGTTCAGTTCTCCAAAGTAATAGTGATGTTAATTATAATCATGAATATATGGTTTACAGTAGCAGTTCTTAGTGTATTTGCTAAGACAGGAGTTGAACCTACTTCATTAGTAGTAGCTTTCTTTGGTTTTACTACAGGTGAATTATGGCTTATGGCTACAATTAAAAAGACAAAAGTAAAGGGAGTTGCTATTAATGCCAATAACAAAAGCGGACTTGATCAGGAAATTAACAAGTAGGAAATTATGGTCTATGGTATGTGGAGTTACCACTTTAGTACTTACTGCTCGAGGAATGACCCCTGGTTCGGTAGAACAGATTGCATCGATCATAATGGCAGGTGGTGCAATTATAGCATATATATTTGCAGAAGCTTGGACGGACGTAGCCTATGCTCCAAAAGACACCATAGTATAATCGCGAGAATAACATAGGTTATAATGAAGGCAAAAACCTTGAAAGGGGAGAAGGAAATGAAAAGATTTCGTAAAGATAAAAGGAATCCAATAACAAAGGAGGTAGATGAGATAATTAGTATTATGGCTACTACAGATAGAGGTTCCGATAAATATAAGCAATTAGCTGGTAATTTAGAAACATTAATGAAGGTAAGGTCTAGTTATAAAGACCCATCCAGAGTTGATGTAAACACATTAGCAATAGTTGTAGGTAATTTATTGGGAATCGCTATTATAGTGGGATATGAGCAAAGTCATATCATCACCACCAAAGCATTAGGATTTGTTTTAAAGGGACGTGTGTAATACATGTCCTTCTCTTTTTTGCCTATCGCACAAATTACACAGCCTATAATGAAGAGATGATTATATGCGAACAGTATAATCTGAGAAAGGTGTTGTCCTTGAAGGTTTAGCTGATGGCTATCGAAATACGGAACAACTTAATGGTTAATGGTTGAGCCGCCTATCTCTTCTTTTTTTTTTGCCTCGCACAATTTACACACCCTATAATGAAAGATATTTCAGAAAGGGGATTAGAATATTATGATAACAATGTTAGTAATAGCGTTAATAATAAAAATTCTTAAAAGAAAATCAGGACAAAAGGTAGTAGAGGCAATTTAAACTTCTACTATTTTTTTTGCCTCGCATAGATTACATATAGTATAATGAAAGAAATTGTGAAAGGGGATTAAAAATCATGGAGAAAAAAGCAATGGTAGTTTTAGGATTATTTAGTTTAGGAGGTTATGTATTAGGACTCTCTATAGATAGACGCATTATGAAAAAGAGACATGCAAAAATCGAAAGGGAATTCTTCGCATTGATTACTAAAGACAAAGAATTAATAGAATTATCAAAACGAATCAATATGAAAAATAAAATTCTTCACAGTAAAATTAGAGAGTTTGGGTGCTTATAAAGCATCCTTTCTTTTTTGCCTATCGCGAAAATTACATATATTACAATGAAAGAATAATAAATTTAAGGAGTGATAAATTATGTTTAAAAAAGAAATGGTTGTTGAGACGACATTAGAACATGGTAATAATCTAGAGGTTCAGGC